ATGATGTTCAAGCAGCTCGCTACCAAGCTGGTGGCATGCCTAAAAAGAAAGCAATTGCCAAGGCTAAATCTGATGAGTTCAAAGAAGGTCTCGATCCAGTAGGCGACGAAGATGATGATGTTAACAATGACGGCAAGACTAACAAGACTGATGACTATTTAAAAAATCGTCGTGCCGCGGTGAGCAAGGCTATTGGTAGTAAAGAAAAGAAAGTTGATGAAAAAATAGAAACATTTCGCTCCAACAACAGCGGCAAGATGGCCAACACTGTTAAACAAGGTAAAGGTCCTGCCCCTAGCTCCCAGGATACACGTGACTCATATGCTAAAGATGTGAAAGCACTGAGAGCAGCAGGCGGATTGAAAAAAGACAGCAGCGGACAACGTAGCGGAGTTGCTCCTTCAGGTCGTAGAATTGAAATAGACAGTTACGAAAGTGTTGAAGAAAGTTTCCCAACAGTTGCTTCTGCTAAGAAAGATCACGAAGAACGTGAAAAGTCTAAGGGCACAGGCAAGTTTGACAAGAAAGAAACTAAGTCTGGTACAGAATATACACGTAAATCTAGCACATTTGACAATGGCACAGAAGATAAGCCGAAAGAAAAGAAAAAAATGAAAGAAAGTCTACACAAGCAAAATGTTAAAGTTGTCAACGAAAGCATCATTCGTTGGTTAAACGAAGATGAAGAAGGCAAGGCCAAGTCTATCACTGCTGGTACTGATATGGTCAACGACTTTACATCATGGATGACTCGTGTTGGACAATATCAAACCAAGAGCATGATCGAACTAGCAGATGCTATTCGCACACACTTTGGTCAAGAACAAGCTGAGACATTTAAAGCTGCTGTTGCTCCTGCACTTGAAGAAGCATTGAACATGCTAACAACGGTACGTGAACAACTAAGCAGTGCTGTAGCAGTTCTAGCAGGTGAACAACCTCCTACAGATCAAATGGGGTCAATGGGTGGTATGGATGCAGGCATGGACAGTATGGAACCAGGAATGGATTCAATGAACGCAGGTAACGAAGAAGTTCCCGGCGATGAGTTTGCCGCTTCTGATGCAGCATCCTCTGGCCGTGAAGCTCGTGAAAGCAGACAGTTGTTTGCTCGCAAACTCAGCGAAGCTCATACCATTATTTCTAAGCTGTCAAAATGAGATTGTTCGAAGTAGAAGGTAACTTCTCCGACGATCTTGAACAGGCGTTGCGAGTGTTGATAGGACAGAATTCCAGTGACTCAATGAGTCAAGACAAAGATGGAAGCACTATAACACTGCAATGGCCTGCAATCAACAATATGTTAAAAAATATGAACTATGCTCCGGTAAAAGACCCGCAACAGTTCAAAAAAATGGTAGACTCACATCCAATACTGGCCAAGATGGTAAAAGACATTCAAAGTTCTGGAGTTGTGATCACAGTGGATGAGCCAGAAGATGCTCAAACAGAAATTCCAGCAGGACCTTCTGTAGACCAAATGGCTGCTAGCGGCGCCAAAGATTTCCAAGCAGATCTTTCTTAATCAAGACTTGTATTTTTAAATTATTCGTAGTATAATTACAACTATGAATATTATTGCACCTCCTCCGTTTGTAGAAAAAATCCAATATCAAAGCTGTAAACAAATTAATGATCCCGTAACACGTAAGCGTGTCTACCTTACACCCGATGGTGAAAAGACTCCCAGTGTAACAACTATCCTCTCAGCTACCAAAGACATGACTCATTTGAATGAGTGGAAGAATAGAATAGGACACGACAAAGCACAACAAATTACCACAGAAGCTGCGGGTGTGGGCACTGCTATGCACAGTAATCTTGAAAGATTTTTAGCAGGTGTAGAACGCCAGCCTGGTAATAACGCAGTGCATGTACAGGCAAACAAAATGGCCGATGTTATCATTGAAAACGGTCTTAAAGATGTAGATGAAGTATGGGCAATGGAACAGAGTTTGTACTTTCCGGGGCTGTATTCAGGAACTACTGACCTAGTGGCAGTGTACAAAGGTAATCCCAGTGTTTGCGATTACAAACAGACCAACAAGCCTAAAAAAGCAGAATGGATTGAAGATTATTACATACAGTTAGTTGCCTACATAATGGCACACAACGAAGTGTATAAAACAGACATCCGTGAAGGACATGTGTTTATGTGCAGCCGAGATCTGCAATATCAACAGTTTGATCTATGGCCCAGCGACTTCAACAAGTACCAAGATATGTGGCTGGCCAAAGTTGAAGACTACTATCTCAACTATCACAAATAATCGCATAAATATCCTTATACTAGGGATATTTCTATGGCAGTTATTCAGATTTCCAAAATTCAGGTTCGCAGAGGTGCTATCAGCGACCAAGCATTACCACAGTTGGCCAGCGGAGAATTTGGTTGGGCAGTTGACACTCAACAGTTGTTTATAGGCAATGGCAGTGTAGCAGAAGGTTCACCAGCTGTAGGAAATACTGAAATTCTCACAGAACGCAGTATTTTTGATGTGCTAACAAATTTCACCAGTACTGTTTATACCTATAGAGGCCACAATCCTGCTATCAGCATACAAACAGGACTCGATGTCAATTCTCCAGTAGAACGAACACTACAACACAGATTAGATGAAACTGTGACAGTTCTGAGTTTTGGTGCAACAACCACAGCTACAAATTTCACACAAGCACTGCAACGTGCCGTAAATGAAAACTTTAAAACTGGTAGAGAAAAGAAAATATTAAGAATACCTTCTGGAACATACTATTCTACCAGCACTGTAAATTTACCGCAAAATTGTATTTTAGTTGGTGACGGTATTGGTCGAACTGTGATATATTCTATGGGCACAGGTACTAATGCAACCCTGTTTAATACCACAGCATCAAATATTCAAATATCTGCAATGTCGTTGATTTATACTGCGACAACAGCGATTGTTCAATCTAGTCCGTTAGTAAAAATCACCAATGCTGAAAATGTCAAATTTAAAGATGTTAAATTGACAGGAATCTATGCCAAGGGCAGTAGCAATACATCATCATACTCTGCATTTTTATTAGATGATCCAGTAGTAATAAGTCCGTCACTATCATTGACAATTGAAGACTGTCATATAGAAGGACTATGCTATCCAATTACATCAAATTCAGACGTTAGTGATATTGTAATTCAAAACAATGTGTTTAAGAATCTTTATCAAGGAATAACATTTGCCACTAATTTACAAGGTGCAGGGTCAAAAGTCTATGGACCAAGACGTGTAAAAATCAAAGATAATAAATTTGAACGAATTCAAAGACAGGCCATTTTTGCCGGTGCTAATACATCAACTAACAATCAAATAGACAGTGAAAGCAATGTGTTTGTTGAAGTTGGTAATAATTTAAATGGCAACACCAGCACTTATACATCAATTATAACTTTTAACAGTTATGGCAACAGCTCAATCAATGATAGCTTTGAACGCCTATGGGATGCTCAAGCCACTAGCTACAATCAAACTTATGCAACATGGGTTCCGGATAATACCAAATATTATCGCCAAGCACCCATAGTTGACGGTACCGCTAGAGTTGAAATAAAATTCCCAATACCACAAGTTATGTTTGCCACTACATTTACACAGACATTGGTTAGACTACCCTGTGATGGTATAGCAGTTACAGGCGTTAATGTAGAGTACATAATAGAAAAACAGAACCTATCACGCAAAGGTACGCTAAGTGTTGTTGGAGGAGCAAATGGTACTGCTGTTAAAGACAGCTATTCATTAGCAGGTAATGGTGCTTTAGATGATGTAGTTTTTACAGCTTCAATAATTGATACTGCTAACCCAGGCGGAACCAACTATGATACGCTGGCTATTCAATACGAAAATTTAAATACAGCAGGTGTAATCACCTCTAATATATCTTACTATCGTTAATTCATGTTTAACCTATCTCCTGATGAGAGATTAACTGCTTGGTCTCAACACCGACAGGATCTCGATTCATCCAAATCTCCTCTAACTGACCTAATTGAATTTTGGAACAAGAGTCCCTACGTTCCCTACAATCGGCAAGTTGATCCATATCATCAACGCAGTTGGCCTACTCCTTGGGAAATCATTGTGGAAAACAAATATGATGATTTTACCAAAGCTCTAATGATGAGCTGGACACTGAAATTAACTACTAGGTTTAAGGACAGTAAAATTGAGATAAAAACATACGTAGACACAGAGGGAAAAAGACAGTATAATCTAGTGTTAGTTGATGAAGAAAATGTGATTAACTACGATGATAATGGACTGATAAATGCGGAAGATATTCCGGATTCATTTCGACTAGAAAACCTAGTTGAAGTAACCAGACCTAGGTAAATATCACTCTAGTTAGAAAAAATAAAAATAATAGTAGGTATACAATGATACAAGTCGTTAAACGCAGTGGAACTCGCGTTCCATTAGATATAAGCAAGATACAAAGACAGGTTGCGTTTGGCTGTTATGGTGTAGATGGTGTAAGTCCATCAATGATCGAAATCAAAGCACAGTTAGAATTCCATGATGGTATGACTACAGAGACTATTGATGCTCTGTTGTTAAAGGCCATGGTTGACTTAATTGATGAGTCTGAGAATCCGGAAATAAACAACGTTAACTATCAATATGTAGCAGGCAGACAAAAAGTCAGTATGTTGCGTAAGGAAGTGTATGGCAGTTATGAGCCTCCTAGTCTTTACAGTATTGTAAAGACAAACGTAGAACTAGGTATGTACACAGCCGATCTGCTTAAATGGTACACTGAAGAAGAATGGAATGTTATTGATCTCTTTATTGATCACAGCAAAGACGAAACCTATACCTATGCGGCTATTGCACAGCTAGCTGAAAAGTACCTTGTACAAAATCGTGCCACAGGCAAAATTTACGAAACACCTCAGGTTCGTTATGCTATTGCCGCAGCCACAGCATTTCACAACGAACCAACAGATAAAAGATTAAAATATGTTAAAGAGTATTACGAATGTGCCAGTGACGGGCATTTCACTCTTGCTACTCCTGTGTTGGCTGGTCTTGGAACTACTACAAAACAATTTAGTAGTTGCGTACTTATTAGCTCAGATGATACTTTGGATAGCATCTTCGCAGCCGGAGAAATGATGGCCAAGTATGCATCAAAACGAGCCGGAATCGGCCTTGAAATAGGCAGAATTAGGCCCGTAGGTGCACCAATTCGCAACGGAGAAATCAAACATACGGGTATGATACCATTCCTGAAGAAATGGTTTGCTGATCTACGTTCATGTTCTCAAGGTGGTATTCGCAATGCCAGTTGCACAGTTACATTCCCTGTCTGGCATGCTCAGTTTGAAGATCTAATTGTGTTAAAGAACAACCAAGGTGTGGAAGAAACTCGTGTACGTCAAATGGACTACAGTGTCGTAGTCAATAAGATGTTTTGGAATCGCTACAAAAACAATGAAATGATTACCTTGTTTGATCCACATGAAGTTCCGGACTTGTACCAAGCATATTATCGTGACTCAAAAGAATTTGAAAAACTGTACTTGAAATATGAACAAGATAAGAGTATTAAAAAGAAAGTGGTATCGGCAGATGAAATATTCAAAAACGGTATTCTTAAAGAACGCACTGATACTGGTCGAATCTATTTGGTTAATATTGACAATGTTATTAACCAAGGCCCATTTGACACCACTGTAGACCCCATCTACCAGTCTAATCTGTGCCAAGAAATTCTGTTACCCACACGACCTTTCCAACGCATTGAAGACGCAGAAGGACGCATTGCTCTTTGCACTCTAGGATCGATAAACTGGGGAGCACTTAAAAATCCTCAAGACATGCGTAAAGCCTGTCGAGTATTGGTTCGCAGTCTAAGTAACCTATTACAATATCAAGATTTCCTAAGTGTACAAAGTAAATTAGCCAACACAGACTTTGAACCTTTAGGTGTTGGAATTACTAATCTTGCCTACTGGCATGCTCGCCGTAATATCAAATACGGTGAAAAGGAAAGTCTTGCTGAAGTCAAACGCTGGATGGAACATCAAGCATATTACCTTACTGAAGCCAGTGTGGAATTGGCCCAAGAGCGTGGCCCATGTCTGCGTAGCGAACACACTTATTATGGTAAAGGAATATTTCCTTGGGACCGCCGTAACCCGGGCGTTGACGAACTAACAGACTTTACACCTAGTTTAGATTGGGAACCATTACGCAGCCGTATGAAACAATACGGGATCCGTAATGCTACACTAATGGCCGTGGCACCGGTTGAATCCAGCTCAGTTGTTTTAAACTCCACCAACGGAATTGAAATGCCGATGGAATTGATTTCTGTCAAAGAATCAAAAGCTGGATCGTTTGTACAGGTTGTGCCAGAGTACAAACGTCTTAAGAATCGTTATCAACTGATGTGGGATCAAACTGACTGTGTTGACTATCTAAAAACTGCCGCGGTGTTGGCAGCATACATTGATCAAAGCCTATCAACAAACACATTCTATAATCCTGCCCACTTTCAGGGAGCCAAAGTTCCCGGCACACTGATTGCTAAAAATCTAATGTTGGCATACAAGTGGGGAATTAAGACAATCTACTACAGTTTGATAAACAAAGTGGGGGCCAAGGCCAACTTTGCCAACACAGCATCCGCACCGCAAGTAAATGGCATTAATGGACACGCCATTAATGCCGCAGACAACATTGTTATCTATGATGACATTGAAGACTGCGAAGCCTGTAAATTATAAAGAGACACACTATGAGTAAACAACAATACGACTTGTCGAAACAAACAAATTATCTAAAACGTCATATGTTCCTGGATCCAGAGGGTCCTGTAACTGTGCAGAGATTTGAAGAAGTAAAATATCCACGCATTGCTAAGTTTGAAGAATTGGCCCGTGGATTCTTTTGGGTACCAGAAGAAATCTCATTAACCAAAGATAAAATAGATCATAAGGAAGCCAGTGATGCAGTTAAGCATATCTTTACTAGCAATTTACTTCGTCAGACTGCTTTGGATAGTATTCAAGGCCGTGCGCCAAATCAAGTTTTCTCGCCAGTTATAAGTATTCCGGAACTTGAAGCATTGGTCAGTAATTGGAGCTTCTTTGAAACTAATATCCACTCAAAAAGTTACAGTCATATCATAAGGAACGTGTATGGAGTACCTAAAGAAGAATTTAACAAAATTCACGACACAGCTGAAATTGTTGGTATGGCTGCTAACATTGGTCGTTACTATGAAGATCTTCACGTGCTCAATTGCCGCAAAGAAACTGGAGAACACATTGACACAATGGTTCACAAGCGATCCATATGGATGGCACTACACGCAAGCTATGCCTTGGAGGCTCTACGTTTCATGGTGAGTTTTGCCACCAGTTTGGCAATGGTTGAAAACAAAATCTATATTGGCAATGGCAACATTATCAGTTTGATTCTACAAGATGAACTGCTACACGCAGAATGGACAGCCTGGTTAATTAACAATGTAACCAAAGATGATCCAGATTTTGTTACACTGGAAACAGAATGTGCAGAAGAAGTTTACCAATTGTATTTGGAAGTAATAGGCGAAGAAAAAGCCTGGGCCGAATATCTATTCAGCCGTGGTGTAGTAATTGGTCTTAATGCTAACATTCTTAAAGACTTTGTAGATTATACTGCCTTTAACCGATTAAAAGAAATTGGCATCAAGTATTTAGAAGACCATCCTCGCCAAAGTCCTATTCCTTGGTTTAACAAACATGTAAATATCAACAAGAAGCAGACAGCACTACAGGAAAACGAAAGCACCAATTATGTAATCGGTGTTATGAGCGACACTGTAGAGTATGAAGAACTTCCTGATCTATAAGGATATAACATGGCAAAGATTGTTGAGGATGTATTAGTCATCAAATTTAGTAAAATTGTCAAAGACAATGAATCAGACGCATCTAGTATTGCTGGACCTGATGTTCAGGCAGCACTAGAGCAAGTGGCACAAGAACTAGTCGGCGATGCTGTAATCGTTGAAATAGAATCAGCCAAATAACTCACAGGGTCTTGCTTTAAGGCCCTGTTTCATTTAAAATAATCATAAAGGATAATAATATGCAGGCTATCGTATGGAGTAAAGATCCTTGCCCATTTTGCGACCGAGCAAAAAATCTATTAAAACTCAAGGGCATTGAATTTGAAGAACGTAATATCACAACAGGCAATTGGACTAAAGAACAACTAATGGAGTCTGTGCCGGGAGCTAGAACAGTTCCGCAGATCTTAATCAATGGTCAATTGATTGGCGGGTTCAATGAGCTACAACAGCATCTACAAAATGTAGAAGGCGGATTTGGTGATGGCCGCCTCTAACACCTACACTATAAATTATCCATCAGCTGGATCTACGGTCGCTACTGGCGGTCCATACACCTTTACTACAAATAACACAAGTCCGTGGATCACTACCGGCAGTGGTACCGGCATCGGTCAAAGCAGTTTAAAAGTCTTAGGTGATGCAGAATTCGAAGGCAATCTCAAAGTCAAGGGTCGAGACCTTGTTAAATTGTTAGACACAATAGAGGACAGATTTGCCATTATATCAGATCCAGATCCTAAAAAACTAGAAAAATTCAAAGCCCTTAAAAAGGCCTATGATCATTACAAACTAATGGAAAAATTAATCGGCGAGGAAGAATGAAAGTAAAATTAATTTCGTGTAGTAAACCCAGTAGACAACTGGTCAGTGAAGGTATCTACGAAGCACAAGACCTAATAGCGTTCTGTGCTAGAGTCAGTAATCCCAGTAATCAGTTAAACACAGAAACTAGTGAAAAACTTATTCGCTATCTTGTTAAACACAAACACTGGTCGCCGTTAGAAATGACTTCTGCCTGTTTAGAGATTGAAACCACACGTGATATTGCTAGACAGATACTACGCCATAGAAGTTTCAGCTTCCAAGAGTTTAGCCAACGCTATGCTGACCCGACAAAGGATCTTAACTTTGTACTTAGAGAAGCAAGACTCCAAGATCCTAAGAATAGACAGAACAGTATAGAGATAGATATCAAAGATGAGGATGATGAATTTCTTATTCATGAATGGAATCGTCGACAACAAGATATTATTGACTTAGTTAAAGAAAACTACAAATGGGCAATTGAATGCGGCATTGCCAAAGAACAGGCTCGTGCTGTGTTGCCTGAAGGCCTAACAGAAAGTAGATTGTACATGAATGGTACTCTACGTTCATGGGTACATTTTATTGAACTACGCTCAGGTAATGGCACACAGAAAGAACACATGGAAGTTGCCCGTGAGTGCGCCAAGGCAATTGCTGAAATATTTCCAATGGTCTCAGAATATGTCCAACCTGAATGACACAATAAGAAATTTCTGCCTTGATCATCAGCTTCGCGTAGTTGATACGAACAAGCGAGCATATAAACATACCAAGGCCAATATTAATCTATTCAAGTTCCGAGAGGACTATAACAAATATGACAGTGACTTTGTAACATTAGAAACAGAAACTTTATACACTGTGGAAATCAGTGAAAGTGAATTACAAAGAATAGCAGAGGTTGAAGAACAAGTGTTTAACAACATGAAAAGTCAAGGTCGTTATAATATGTTTGAGATACTCATGGAACAGAAAGAACAAGAAAAATATTTGAGGGATACATATCCCGCAGTTAAGAAAGCGTATGAGCATTACAGCTTGATGTTAAAATTAGCCCAGTCGGGCGAACTATAAAAGGAAAAATATGTTACTCGAAAAACCCATTGCCACAGGCGATATTGTCAGCGTTAAACTAGCCAACGGTGAAGAAATAATTGCACGCCTAGAAGAAGAAACTGATCAACATATCAAAATCAGTCGTCCTCTAGCAGTTACACTAGGAGCACAGGGATTGGGCATGATCCCATTCATGTTCTTGGCTAACAAAGACACTGTGACTATCAAACAGATGCATGTCCTGGTCATTGCACCTGCTAAGAAAGATGCTGCTGATCAATACGTGCAGGGCACTACTGGCATCGCTCTAAGTTAAATAATTGCATGTCAGGCGGAGATAGACCAGTTCAAAGAATAGGCGACGTAAATGATTACGGTGCCCCTACCACCAACGGAGATGGAAACAGCACTGTCTATGCCAATAATATATTAGTCAATGTCAATGGTAGTGCAGTGGCTACACACATGCCATTTGATGCTCATAGCGGAGTTATCACTGCCAATGGATCGTCAAATGTATTTGCTCACAATGTGTCAGTTAATTTCACAGACAATCCAGATTCCTGCGGTCACGTAAGAGTTGGAGGCAGCTCAAATGTTTTTGTCGGAGACTCAGTAGATCAAGATACTCCTCCAAATAGAGAACTTAATTCAGGTGACGAAGAAGATGTTGTTAATCCCGGCGGAGGTGCTGCCCGAATTGCTGCTGCTGTAGCCGCAGGTACTTTAAGTGCTGCTGAAGTTGCAGCCGGTAACACTCCTGTTGTTAGTGCTCGCGATGTTAGTACAGGAACTAATGCAGGTGTGGTACTTTCCACAGATTGTTCAGATATTCACACATTGTTTTTAGGAACGCCACCGACTGGCAGTGCAATTGATGCAATATCGTTATCAACAAATTATACAATAGGGAAGATGACCAGAAAACCCTACGTGCTTTATGATCACGAACTTAGAGCAGGAACAGGCAGTTTAACTTTAGAAGAAATTGTATGTAATTTAAAAATGTTGGCTATCAACGTAGTAGAACCAGTAAGAGCACAGTATTCAAATATGTTTTTAACCAATACATGGCGGCCACTAGGCGATAAAGCAAGTACTAGTCAACATCCTAAGGGAATGGCCTGCGATATGCAGTTTAAAGGAATATCAAAGAAAGATTATTATACTATTGCACAATGGTGTAGAGATAATATAGTTTACGATCAACTTCTACTAGAATACAAGACAACAGGCAGTGGTCTACCTTGGATACACATGAGCTTTAATAAAACTAATAACAGGAAACAAGTCCTAACTCTTTTGAATAATTCAACCTATGCTCAGGGATTAAATGATCTATCAAGTACAGCCGCATGAAACAGAAATTTATTGATTTATATATGGCGTGGGCAGAACGTACAGCTCAATTAAGCCATGCTGTACGTCTACAAGTGGGTGCTGTTATTGTCAAAGATGACAGCGTGATCAGCTATGGCTACAATGGTATGCCCGCAGGTTGGGATAACAACTGCGAAGATAAAGAATACATGAGCGTAGACGCAGGAGGTTGGCTAGATCCTGATGAGATTAAAGAACAATGGCCTTTTGAAGAAGAACCAAAAATTCAATGGTTCGGTGATGATCCTATAACTGTTACCAATAGATATAAATTGAAAACTAAACCAGAGGTATTACATGCTGAAACAAATGCGATTGCTAAATTGGCTCGATCTACAAACAGTGGTCTGGGTGCTACTATGTTTGTTACCCATGCTCCATGTATGGAGTGTGCCAAACTTATCTACCAAAGTGGTATTGGCAGTGTTCTATATCGTAACAGTTATCGTGACACTAGTGGCGTTGCGTTTTTGGAAAAATCGGGTGTAACAGTTACACAGGTATGAAAAAGAAAATATTGGTAATAGGTGCAGGCAGTGGCGGCCTACTGACTCTTTGCCAAATGTGTTCCTCGCTACCCTATGAATGGGAAGTTCATTCAGTATATGATCCTAAAATTCCAATATTGGGAGTAGGAGAAGCTACCAGTACCAATGCCCCATTCCAATTGTTTAAAGGCACAGACTTTATACTTGAAAGAGACGCACACTATCTTGATGCCACCTACAAGTATGCTGTAAAATACACCAACTGGCGTGAACACGCATTTGACAGTGTTATTATTCCTCCAGGGCATGCCATGCACTTTGACAACACACGCCTTAAAGAATTTGTGTTTATGCGTCTCAGTGAAAGATATCCCGAACGTTTCTTTATACACGAAGGCACTGTAGAATATTTTAAAAACATCACCAATGGTGCTGAAGTAAAAATTAACGATGTTATAGAAACATATGACTATGTTATAGACTGTAGCGGATTCCCTAAAGACTACACAGGATATACCATGGTTGATTTACCTATTAATCATGCTCTAGTAACTCCCATACACAAGCCCGGCGACTGGAATTACACTCATCATTGGGCACACAAACACGGATGGATGTTTGGTATTCCTTTGCAACATCGTCAAGGTTGGGGGTATCTGTACAATGATCAGATAACTTCTAAAGAAGCTGCCATGGAAGATATGTGTGAAATTTTAAAAATTAATCCACTAGAACAAAAATTTAGAGAATACACTTTTAAACCCTACTATACAATAAAAGGATTAGTCAACGGCCGCCTGTTGAAGAATGGCAATCAATTTATGTTCTTTGAACCTATGGAGGCATTGTCTATGGAGTATTACACTAATTTAAATCAACGATATGTTGCTCTAATGCAGGGCAAGGAAACTAAACAAGAGCTAGAAAAACAAACACAGTGGTCAGTTAGTTCTTTGATATTCTTTTATAGATTTATCTATCACGGCGGATCCGTATACGACACAGAGTTCTGGCGTGTTACTAAAGAGAAATGTAAGCGGTATCTAACCAATGACAGCGAGTTTCAAGAAATGATCAGGTATTGGCGTGATCGTAGTTACGATCCAAATTTATCCACAGAATTAAACATGCCCCCATTCCGTGCCTATACTTGGGAACAGTTTAATAAAAATCTAGGCTATGACTACTTTGTGAAACCGGCCGCACCTCCTGTGAAAAACACTAAATTACAAATTCCTGGATTGCTGTTCGGATAACTATCTCATCCGTTGCCATACGTAGTATCCTACATTTGTTATTTGATCCACTCCGGGTGCATTGTTATTGGTCGGAGGCTCCCAAGATACTATATTAGACGGATAAGATCCTAAGTCATTGCTGATTTCTTCAATGGTGTTTTCTCCATTTCTTAGAGTGATAGTTATCGCTAGATGTCCGCCAATCTTTAAACTTCTTAACAATCGATCCCAATAGACGTTTTTATGATAATGCCACATCCATGAACATGTTGAAATAATTAAATCAACCTGATCAGGCCATTTGTTTGCTGGGTCTAAAAAATGAATTCTTTCTGGATTTACTGGCGAATTTTGTATAATATCTCTAGTGATATCAAACGAATTATAAAAACCATGATAGTTTTCGTCATCTAATGATTTTGAAAAATAATTATTTTTACCCTCTAACACTTTGTTCAAAGTTAATAGATCAACAGTTTTGTCTACTAGGTAGAAATCTATATCGGGTCTTAGTTGACTCATTAATAAATCAGTTTTTGCAAGACCACTACCAACATTAATAATACTTTTGACATTATGGCCAATAGGAGCATATTCAATCCATTGATTAAAAAATTTTTCTGTTAGATTTTTAATAAATTCTTTCTGTTGTTTGAGATCGTCTTGAGGCCAATCAAACCAAGCCACATCACCTCCTGTCTGCCAAAATATATAAGGTAATTGTTCATCAAATTTTGTTGTTTTTAATAACAACTGTTGATTGTTGTAGGTTAAATCGGCAATGGTTTCGATGTCAGACATAACAATATTTATGGGGTTGACAACTAAATAATTTTGATGCTATACTAGCATTACTTTTGCAGGGGCAGACTACGTAGTAGTGTGCAGTAGGTCAAATTCCTACCGGCTTAGCAGAGGCCCCACACGCCCTGGGAAGTCTGTTATTTTTTAACTTTTTGGAGATCATCATGGCATATAGAGCAAAAACCAAAACTCAGGCAGCAGTACGTAGACAACTTCGCAAGCGTAAATAATTTTATTGTTGTATGAAGCAAAGAGAACGGTGTTCTGGACGGGGGTGCGAATCCCCCCAGGTCCACCATAAGGAAGTTTGTGAAAAGTAAAAGTAAGTTCAGTCGTTATAATCTTAAAGGCAACATTATGTGGTGCCTTAATTGGCGTAACGGATGGGTAAGAATTTACAACACTATGATTCGTTGGAATACCAATTGGACAACTAATTATAGATACTTTTCAATAGAACAAATAAAAGTTTCTTTATGATGGGCCTGCATAGTTTCGACAGGGCAACAAGTAACAGAGTGGACAGCACGGTAGGCGATGACCGTTAATCAAGCAAAAAAAGTAAACGCAAACGACTCACAGTTCGCATTAGCAGCCTAAACACTGCTTAGGGTAGGAAATACCTCGTAACAGAAACCACCAAAAAGGTTGCTCAGGCAACCTTTTTTCTTTATACTAATACATCTTAACAATTTAAAGGAAAGTGATATGTGGGCCTTGATCATTGCACTGGTAATGGACGCACAGCCAAACGAGTTGAAATTTACTCAATTGGCTGAGGTCAAAACATATCAAGAATGTCGAGACCTTTCTAAACTATTAAAAGATCGCGGACTGAATGCTCACTTGTTCTGTGTACAACAACAGTAAGGAAATATTATGGATAGATTTGATCTTGAACAGCAGATTATGCAGTGTTGGAATGTAGTTGAAGATATTACATTATTGTCCAAAACTGAAGGTGTGGAAAAAGAAGACTATCAAGCATTGGCAAGAATTTATGAAATTAAATTTAATGTGATGTTTGATACTTTTTCAAAATTGATACAAGACGGTACCATTACATAATCAGTAATACTACTGAGGCAAAAATAATGATTATCGCTAGCAGTAATCATGTATAATAAAGTTAAATAGTTTTGTAAAAGGAGAACAGTATGTGGACAAAACCAACAGCAACTGATATGCGTTTCGGATTTGAAATCACTATGTATATTGCTAATCGCTAATACATATTGAGGATTCAAAACCCGCTTCGGCGGGTTTCTCACGAACAGTAAATACACATATGAAATTTATATACATACACGGTGCCAATGCCACAGGAGATAGTTTTAACTATATTAGAGAACATCTCAATCACACAGATGAACTAGTTATTGAATACGACAGCAAGGATGGCTTTGATCATAATCTGTCCACAATGAAAGATCTACTTGAAACACAGCAAGATATATTTTTTATCTGTCATAGTTTGGGAGGTATCTACGCCCTACATCTTGCAGATGCGTTTCCAAACAATGTCCTCGGAGCGGTCACAATCAGCACACCCTACGGTGGTGCAGAAAGTGCAGACTATGCCAAATACTTTTTACCATTTAGCCGTCTATTAAGAGACATTGGACCCCACAGTAAACCCATGCGTGTTGCTGACCGTATCAAAGTACAGCATCCTTGGACAAACATTGTTACCACTAGAGGAGCCAGTCCCTGGATCCTGCAGCCAAATGATGGCATTGTAACTATATCCAGTATGCGTCACAGATCGGATATGGAGTTCATCGAATTGAACACCAATCATTACGAAGTAGTCATGCATCACACCACTGTGGAAATTTTAAAAGATAGAATTGGTAAAATCAGCAATTGACAAAACCTTTTAACTACTGTACAATAGTTCAAAAGGAGGTTCGTAATGAACGCTGAAAACACACTTACACAATTGAAACTATGGTGCCTTGCTCAAAGCAAGGATGAGCAAATTTGGACCAACAAAGGTACTACCTATCATTGGAATCGTGGCAAGGATACAGCCACAGGACTGGTCAACGGTGTTGTACGCAAACTTGCAGGCATTGACGCATCTGGTCGCCAAATCTGGGTAGTAGCAGGATCATTTAAGATCGCTGGCACAGGAGAAGTCTTGCGTTTCACCGGAATCCCTAGTAAAATTCAAAAGTCTTTTGAAGTACGGCAGACCACAGCATCTGCCGATGTTGTTAACACACCTGTATTAGAAACAGTATGAGTATGCACCTTGAAGGGCCTTGGTTGTCCTACAACGGCAAAAAACGAGGCAAAGTAAAGTTTCGAAATGCCGACGAGGCTCGTAAGGCACGTGAGCTCGAAGCCTCTTGGAAAGAGCTATTAAAACAACAAGGCATCGAAGCTGAAGAAAAGCGTCGAACCAAAGCACTCAAGGCACCCACACTATCATATTCATTGTCAGCACCTCCTGGCCGTGAAACCCAACATATTCCCAGTAGAGATACAGGAGGGGGTGTTGCTACTCTAGCACCTGCCAAAGTCTATACAGGTACCAAAGTAAAAGGCATTGCTACTATGCACAAGTCAAATGCAGTTCCAGTTTTTAGTGACGAGGAAGCAGTTGACATAAGTAGAATGCGTCGATAAATAATTCTTATGCCAGTAACATTCAGTGAACGACTTATAGCATACCTAGTGCTACTCAGTGGCCTAGCAATATCTGCTGTGGCAGAGTATTACTCTATCATGGGATTGATTGCTATCTATCCAGCCGCAGTTATTCCCATCGTTATTATGGGCGTGGTACTAGGCTTTGGAAAAATTAGTGCAACCATTTGGCTTAAACAGAATTGGCAATTTGCACCCTGGTGGTTAAAAACTTATATCCTACCTGCTATCATTGCTCTAATGGTGATTACAAGTTTAGGTGTATTTGGTTTTCTAAGTAAAGCACATAGTGACCAAAGTTTAGTATCAGGGGATGTACAGGCTAAGATTGCTGTATTTGATACACGGATTCAAACTGCAAAGGACAATGTTGATGCAAACAGGAAGGCGCTTAAACAGATGGATGAGGCTGTGGACCAAGTTATGGGTCGAAGCAGTGATGAAAAAGGTGCCGATAAAGCTGTTAAAATCCGCAGAGCACAGCAAAAAGAACGTGTCCGACTTCAATCTGAGATTGCGGCCGAACAGAAAACTATTGCCGCCCTTAACGAAGAGAGAGCGCCAGTTGCCGCCGAGGTACGCAAGGTTGAAGCAGAAGTAGGACCAATCAAATACATTGCACACTTGCTCTATGGTGAGAACCCGGATGCCAACATTCTAGAAAAGGCCGTTATTTGGGTAACTGTACTGATTGTTATTGTGTTAGATCCATTGGCAGTTATTTTATTGCTGGCCAGTCAATATAGTTTCCAATCATTCCGAGAAAGAGACAGTAAATCGCCAGGCGGTGTCATTATGGATTCTAATGGAACTATTATTGGTATCCAGGTACCAAAAGTGGAAACCCCAGCTCCAGCCGTTGCCGATGTAGTAGAAAAGCCCACCGAAGAACTGTCTCCTGAAGCCCAAGAAGTCCTCGAAGAAATGGACTTGCTGGCGGAGGTAGTGGCAGAAAATACCAGTACCTCTATTGTTACTAACGTTGAAGATTCAGTTCCGCCTCCCTCAGAAGCATTAGAGCATTGGAATCAAATGATTGCCGAGGCTGAAAAAGCAGTTGCCACAGAAGAACCAAAGACAGCAACAATTGACATGGAATTGATTGATGCTCTTGAGTCAGCAGTGACTAGGCTACAAGATGAAAATGTAGCTCTTGAGGAAGAAGTTGCAGAACTTAGAAAAGCAAATCTTACAGCCAAGATTGAAAAATACGGCTATACCAGCGAAGGTGGCATAGTTAGAATAGCAGGCGAACAAATGCCAGAAGAAGAATTTAAAAATATTCTTAAAGGTGCTTTGTATGTTCAAAATGAAGAACAGGATCAAAGCGGGCTATGGAAAAAAATTACAGAAGAACAGTATATAGAACAGGCACGTAAGAAAAATGATAACACTGATAACGCCACCTGATATTTTTGAAAATGAAAATACCAGTATACTATTAATGAATATATCCGATCAGGAACAAGAGGAATCTAGTCACTGGTTAGGAACACACACTGTAGACAAACCAATAAATTTATATTACTATCAAGGTGAACCCAACATGGGATGGCTTTTTCATGCCATTAGTATTTCCAAAGGAGTTTACCTTAACTGTAATAATGACTCGGACATAACAAAATGGATAACTAGTTATGTTGTGGGCAAACACAATGTTTGGTATAAGTCGGATGATGTAAATCTCAACAATCTATTGAGCTATATCAACCAAAAGCAAGTAAAAAATATAACAGAATTTTTAGAGGTGCATTTTGGCAAACAATGATCCTAGCTGTAGTTTCTGCGGTAAGAGCAAAGAAAACGTAGAAAAATTAATCGTAGGCGGAGATAACATTGCAATCTGCAATGAATGTGTAGACCTTTGTGAAGACATTCTTAAAGAAGATAAAATTAAAAAGTTTCCCGGTGAGGAATCACAGTTACTTAATCCAGTACGGGTTAAAGAATATCTTGACGAATACGTTATAGGTCAAGAAGAAGCAAAGAAAACTTTAAGTGTGGCAGTATGCCAACACTTTAAGCGTATTGCTAAAAACGATCAAAACATCGAAATTGACAAGACCAATGTACTAGTAATGGGTCCAACTGGTTGCGGCAAAACATTTCTAGTACGTAAACTAGCAGAATATCTAGATATTCCATTTGCTGTCTGCGATGCTACAGGATTAACTGAAGCAGGATATGTTGGCGACGATGTCGAAAGTGTTCTAATACGATTAGTTGCCAATGCCCAAGGCGATATTAAAAAAGCAGAGCACGGTATTGTTTACATTGACGAAATTGATAAGATTAGTCGCAAGGGTGAAAGTACTTCAATTACACGCGATGTCAGCGGTGAAGGTGTACAACAGGGCCTGCTCAAAATGATCGAGGGTAGCGTGGTTAGATTGCCCGCGGGGGAAAAGCGTAAACACCCACGCGGTGAAATGAATGAAATTGACACACGTAATATTCTGTTCATTTGTGGTGGTGCATTTGTAGGCTTGGACAAAATTGTATCACGCAGGATCAGCACAGGTGGCGTGGGCTTTGGTAGCAAACTAAAAGCCAAAGAAGAAAAACGTAATCTATACAAAGAAGTCACAACCAAAGATCTTATCAGTTACGGACTTATTCCGGAATTTGTTGGACGCTTTGGTACTACTGCCAGTGTAGAAGAATTAGACACAGAACAGCTAATTCGTATTCTAAAAGAACCTAAAAATAGCCTTGTACGTCAATATCAGTACATTTTTGAGTTAGATGGCGTGACTATTACCTTTGATGAAGATGCACTGGCCGCAGTAGCAGAACAAGCTAAAAAGATGGAAACCAATGCTCGCGGACTTAAAAACATACTAGAAAAAATACTGCTACAATATCAATTTGAAGCCATGGATTTAGTAGAACGTGGTTTAACCAAAATTGTGATAAGTAAAGATACGGTGGAAGGAAAACCCGCTGTATTGATATTTGATAACAAGAATGAAAAAACAAAATAATCAGGGCAGAGGAATATACGTAGAAGTTAAAGATGGCAATGTTACTGTAGCACTACGTAAATTCAAGAAAAAAGTAGACGAATCTGGACTATTAATCGAAATTGTGAAAAGACAACACTTTGAAAAACCCACTACTGAGCGTAAACGCAAAGCTGGAGCCGCAAGGGCTCGTTGGCTTAAAAAATTATCTGAACAGCAGTTACCCAAAAAACTTTTTTAAACGGTTGACTGATTTTACCTTTTGTGTTACAATAATTCTATTGTTAAACAAAACCGAAAGGTAAATCATGCAATTACTTGCAACCCCAGCTCAAACTTACGCCGATCAAATTAATCAGCAATTTTATAAGAGTAAGAGTCAGTATGTAGGTTTAGAAGAAAGATTAACAGAAACAATTGGCAATAGTAAACTTCGAAAAACTATTGTAAACTCGTCAGTTGAGGAGTTCCTGTCTCGAAATCCCCAATTTTCTAAATGGGAGGATTTTAAATTTTGTAGATGTGAGAAAACTACTCTTGACAAGATTGTAATTGACATTACCCTTCAGCGTATGTTAAACCTCTTACATTCTTGTAACATTATGGATAAATTCCAGCAGATCCGTGTAATGCCAATATCAGTTTACGAAGACCCGCTAGCACCTGGGAAATATGTGTGTTGGGATGGTCAGCACACTGCAATTATGCTTTTTTTAATTGCCGCATATTCGTTGAAACTTGACATTGCCAAATGCGAAGTGCCTATTGTGGTATACGAAAGTAGCCAAAAATCAGAAATGCGTGAAAACTTCATGGAACTTAACGGTGGTGCTAAACTCCCGTTAGATTTGATTGATTATTTTCATCAGATGGTGTTTGCCGTACGTACAGACAACAGTACAAATCCAGTATGGGAACTTGTTGAAAAGAAACAACAAGCACTTGAACAGGCAGGAATATTTGCTACCCATACTAAGTTTGGAGACACAGAAAAACCAGGAGCATTAAGTCGCTTGGACGAACTCATGGATACTAAAAATTATGATTTAACAATTACTCAAAATTTCTGTAATTATTTTGCAGAAGTTTGTAGTAGTAATCGACCAGTTCAACCTAAAGAAGTTTGGATGTTGTACGAATATTTTAGATTGTGTCAAAAAGAAGGTATTAATGTAGATTCTAACTATATTAAAAAATTAGTCAAGAGTCTACAGTTTACTAACGGTGATTTTAACGCAATACTTTTAGCAAATAAAGCTAAAACTAGTTACCAAAAATGGTGGATTGATAACAATGTTAGTATTGACGGAAGCCTACGAGGTATTTCCTACCCAGAATATCGATTGGGTATGACATTTTTCATCAAACAGGTTGCAAAAAACTTTACAGGAATTGTTCCTGTTGGGAATCCTCTTTGGGATGTTCCTGCTGAGGACTTATTCTAATGTTCCGCAACTTGCTGGAAGATAAAAAGAAGTCAATATCAGTAATCAAAAGACAAGTAGATAATCATCTTATTTGTTGTCTTGATGGGTGCGATCGGCCGTTGACTATATACGAAGGACCTGGATCAGATTCTTTGTGCCGTCAGCATCAACGCAATCAACGTGAATACAACGGAACAGGAAGATTAGATAGGCCGCACACATTCCATAGAAAATGGATTTGTGATCACTGCGGAAAAGATGTTGCTGAAGAAGTTCGAAAAAAATATCCAGAAATAGAGACATCGGACCCGTCAGTATTCAACAGACTTTGTCGAAATCGTATCATCGGTGACCATATTATACGCAAGGCAGACGGTGGCGATGATTCGGAAGAAAATTTACAATCTCTGTGTTTAGATTGTAATTCTGACAAAACTATTTTAAACGAAGACTTTAGAAAAGGTAGTAGACAACAACTCTAATTGTTGTTATAATATATACATGGCAAAACATCTAATGATTGACATGGAGACTATGGCAGTCTCTCCAAACGCTGTAGTACTGAGCCTCGGAGCAGTACACTTTAATCCCTATGCTTCGGGCTATGGAGATAAAATCTATTTTAAAATCGATCTCGATGACCAAGACAAGCTAGGCCGTGAAATTGATCCAAATACGCTCACTTGGTGGGGGCAGCAGAACCCTGAAATCATGGAAGAGGCTTTTAGTGAAGAAGGTCGTATTCCACTTGTTGATGCTATGGACCAGTTTCATAAATTTGCCTGGGGATGTGATGCGTTCTGGAGTCACGGTGCTACCTTTGACCTAGTTATTATTGAAAACGTTTATAGGCAGTTAAATAAACCGCTGCCTTGGAATTACTGGCAGTTACGTGATACACGTACATTGTTTGACCTAGGATATGATCCAGATATGCCTCAAGGAGGAAAGCATGATGCTCTACAGGATGCTATCCGTCAAGCAGTAGGTGTACAAAACATCTATACAAAACTTAAAATTCGTCCACGATGAAAAAACAATCACACTTTAGATACTGGTGTCAAAATAAATGGAATGAACATTTAGAAGAACTCAATCAATGGGGCCTGCCTCGGCCAGCCTACGACAGTACCAATTACTTTAACAAGTACAAGTTCTGGTTGAAACGTGAATACAAACATGAAACTACAAGAAATATTCACGGATGACTGCATCCAGAATATCCTCGGGCACATTCGTGCCTGTTGGACTTATTCTAGCCCTACAAGCAAAACCCTAGAAGAAGCCATTTACCGGGGCATTAAACCATTCTATCCAGATGTTAAAGATCTTGGAGGTCCTACTACCATTGTAGACATTGCCAAAGGCACACAGGCACTAGACATCAAAGGCGGACAACAACTAGGGCATCTGCAGAAACTAGGTAAAGCACAGAATTTAGACACTAATATTTTTGTAGAACAGATTGTGCCCGGTGCCGGCAAAATCAAAGTACGTATTCCTAAGTCAGTGGACACTATTATTCGACGTCCAGGTATAAATCTAAAATCATTTACTGTTAAACCCAAAACTGCTGTGACTCAGTGTATAGAAGAATACAAAACTTTTGCAGAAACCACAACCAAAGATGCAGGCTGTGAATCTTTGTCTACGATATTTGTTTTATACGGAATGGATGAAAAGAAAGGTTATAAAAGTATTTTTTTGACCTTAGAAGAATTCTTTATTCCGGAAATCACTGAATGTAAAATTACTCTAAAAGAAGACCAATCACCGCAGGCCTATCTAGGCATAGATGCCAACGGTGATGTAATTTACAAGCTAGTGCCCTTTAATCAAAGCAGTACTAACTCTTATAAAAAGTTTGATACTTCTCGCGGTGTTCTTTACACCTGGCCAGTTGAAGAACCAGACCCTATCATTTATACAAAAGATATGAATGAAAAGATTGGATCAATAAAAATTATCTAAACCAACCTAGTTTTTCACCAGCGGCCTTTCTACGGTCGCTTTCTTCTTTTGTGCTAGGATAACGGCTGGCCCATACCAATATTAGAGCAAAGAACACGCCCATTCCCAATACTGCCTTCCAGTTCTGTGTAGCAAACCACATGATAACCAAGCTGGCATCCATGCTTAGGAACATGATCCATTTTACCTTGTTAGGATACACTCTGCCGTCACTCCAGTTATTAATGAACGGTCCAAACAGTTTGTGATTTAACATATAATCGTGAAACTTTTTACTACTACGAGCAAAACAGTAGGCAGCAATTAAACTGGGTGTTGACCAAGGAATACCTGGCACAATAACACCAATATAGGCAATGCCTAAAAATAATATACCTGCCGTAAACCAAAGATACTTTTTAATTTTGTTAATCATAATATTTCCTTAAGACTACGAGTGAGATAGTCAATGTCCGCTTCCGTGTGATTGGGGGTGGGTGTTGCACGAAGTCTTTCAGCCCCCCATGGTACTGTAGGATAATTGATTGGCTGTAGATAAATTGCTTTTTCTTCTAGCAGCCAATCAGATATGTGTTTACATTTTTTAGCATCACGTATCATAATAGGAACAATGTGTGTGTTGCCTTCCATTACGTCAATACCGTTGGATAACAAATGTTCCTTTGTCTGTGTTGCTACTTGAAATATTTTAGTACGTAGTTCAGGATGATCAGAAACATACTTAACAGATGCAAGAGCCCCAGCACACAGCACAGGACTCATACTAGTTGAAAAAATAAAACTTTGAGCAAAACTTCTAATCATATCAATTAAGTCTCTACCTGCGGCAACATAACCTCCCTGTACCCCGTAGGCTTTAGCCAGCGTACCTTGTATAACGTCAACACCGTCTACGCATCTCTGTTCTTCTGCAATACCTGCACCTCTAGCACCGTATAGTCCCACAGCATGAACTTCATCAACATAGACCATAGCACCGTATAACCTAGCTATATCACAGACATCGCTGATTAGACCCTTATCGCCGTCCATACTGTACACGCCTTCTAATGCAATAATTGGCTGTGAGTTTTCTGGTAAATTTTGTAGGATTTCTTTCAAATGTTCAAGGTCGTTATGCCGCCAAACAGTAATTGGTGCACCGCTGCTTTTCATACCTACAATCATTGAGTTGTGATTGAACGCATCCGAAATATAATGCACATTTGGAATCATTTTGCCCATTACACCAAGAGCACCTTGATTAGCTACATATCCGCTGGTAAAGGTCAGTGCCGAAGTTTTGTCATGCAGTTTGGCTAGTTCGTATTCTAGTGCCACATGATAATGAGTAGTTCCGGAAATATTTCTAGTTCCGCCACTGCCTGCTCCGGCGGTATCTAATGCAGTACGCATAGCATCTAGAACAACTTTATGCTGTCCCATGCCCAAATAGTCATTACTACACCAATTGGTAATGTGTTTGATATTGTATTTGCCGTAGTAAACAGCCCTTGGAAACTCGCCACACTCACGTAGAATGTCTGTGAAAACTCGATAGTTTCCATCAGATTTGAGTTTCTCCAAACTTTGTGCTATGGCATCTTGTGTTTTTGGTTTTATCATAATAGTTGTATTTAACCATAAGAATATTGACAGAAACCAAAGATGATGTTAAACTATTACAAAGGAGTTAACTTATGATCACACTTAAAGAATGGATGGAAGTCTGCAACTATAAGATCACCGAAGGTGGTGATTATGGTTGGGGCTGTTATGGACCAAATGTACACACACTGGACAGTTGGAACCAAGATCAAGACGGATACAGTTTTTGGATCGCGTTCGATACCAAAGATGAGACAGTTTATGAAGTTCAAGTACATGATTACAAACGTAGTCGTGCCTATCGACTGATCAATCCGGACTTTGTTAAGAAACATCGTAAAGAAAGCAAACAACGCGGTGTTGATAAAGACATGGCCTGGGATGATGTTAACTATGTTGATCTAGAAACAAACGATGACTGGATCCAGAAAGGATTGGCCATTCGTAACGGTGTTGACTATGATGACCGTGTAAGTGTTCCCGTAGAGTTTACAGATGAAGAATTGCTAACTTACATGAAAATAGCACATGATCGAGATATGACATTTAATCAGTTTGTTGAAGAAGCTCTACGTGAAATGCTTAAAGAGTTTGAGCGTGACCCCGATGCCCTAAAAGCCCGAGCCAAGCAATGGAAAACTGATCATGAGCACTGAAGAAGATAAATTCAAACACAGCAAGCGTCTACTCAAGGACGATAATGCTGTTAAAAAACAAACTAAGATTGCAAAATCTGCAGGTATTCCAGTTGATGAACCTCACAAGTTTGCTAAACATCACGCATTAGATTGCGGTAATCCTGAATGTTTCTTATGTGGTAATCCACGTAAAACACACAAAGATAAACTAACACAGCAAGAGAAACGCCTGTTCCAAGATACAGAACAAGTCCGAGACAAACGTAGTAATGGATTACCGCCCGATGATCAAGCTAAACTTTAATCTATACAATTTGTGGATTAACTAACTTCTATTTTGGAACTGTCATGATTAATTTAAAATTTGCAATTGAGTATCCTTTGACCAGGGTGTCATTTAACCACATTTTCAATCGTGTTTGGAGTACGCCATTCAAACACAAACATTTTGAAATCGAAGTATTGCAGGATTGTGAGTATCTATTGCATTTTAATTTTGATTGGACAACTAGATGCGACCATGCAGGCGTTAGATTAGAATTAGGAGTGTTTGGATATGAGCTAATGTTTCACTTATATGATAGTAGACATTGGAATTATCATGTAAACACCTGGGAGACACACAATGAACACTGATATGAAATGGTATGCGATTGTTATGATTGTTATTATTGGCACACCAATGGTAGGACTTGCTCTTAAAGAGTACCAAGACAGCCAATGCCGCATTGAAGCCATTCGGGCGGGCATGGACTCAGACAAGATCGCACAGGTTTGTAAATGACCAAACGAATCTTTTACGAAAAAGTTGGGCGTAGGTATAGGCCCGTGTATGAGTACGACCAAGCAATTATGGATAGTTTTCCTAAAGGTACTCATATTGTAATGTGCTATCCTGGCGGGCAAAGCAGACGATATAATATTGATCCTGCGTATGCACCAATGATAGCGGCTGGGCGTATAGCAGAGGACGTGATTAGTGCGGCAATTATGAGGGCCACTAACATGCGTCCTGCTAATAAAGAAACAAAGTTAACAGAAGAACAACTGCGGTGTTGGCAGGCACTAAGCAAAGCGTTCGGTAAAGAGAACCATGCTCTACAATGGCCCAGTGCTAGAGAAGCCGCTGAAGATGCAGTTAAAGCCATGCAAGAGGAAGCAGAAAAACTGTTAAATAATCCAAGCGTCAAAAAAGCCTACGATCATTTCATGCTTGTCTGCTCTTTGACCAAAGAACATGAGCATAAATGATACGTTTTTTATTGATATTGTTATTCTGCGGACAGGTGTTGGCCAAGTCACCAGCACCCAAAACACCTCCTCAAGGTGTATTACTCTATAACGAAACTACTAATCAGATATTAATCGAAACTAATCCTGAATATGTAAGACCTATTGCCAGCGTTACAAAATTAATGACCGCTATGGTAGCATTAGATTATGATAAGAATTTAACTCGTTCTCTCAAATTAGTTAAACGTACCAAAGGTATTATTCCCTACAACACTTATTCTCGTGGAGAGATCATTCACGCTATGTTGATACGCAGTGATAACAATGCTGCTGAAACACTGGCAGCAGATTACCCTGGAGGAAGAGCTGCATTTTTGACAGCAATGAATCGCAAGGCCAGTCAGTTAAAAATGTACAACACTAACTTCGACGATCCTAGCGGATTGGATCCGCATAATGTTTCTACAATACACAATTTAAAATTGATGTTACAGGCCAGTGCCCAGTACCCGTTGATTAGAGAAATCAGTGTAAAGAAACAGGTGATGTTCGAAAAGAGATACAAGAAGAAAATTAGAAAAATTGTAATACCAAATACCAATAGTCAACTGTTGTTGGAATTTGATAACATTGTTGTAACCAAAACAGGTTTGACTAATCCAGCAGGTTGGTGCTTGGGATTGGTAGTAGAACAACATCAGCAGAGATATATTGTGGTTATTTTAGGTGCAAGAAATAAGCTCGAAAGACTTAAAATTGCCAAAGAAATAATGTATAATCATTTATCTGATACTGATTTAAAATGATAATGTACAAAGACTTTGCTGCCGCAGGTAAATTCTGGTTAGAATATAGCGATCTAAAACAAGACGGTTGGATTGAATTACGTATGCCTACACCCACTGTTGAAACAGAGATTATTGAAGATTGGCTATCAAGAGCAGGAATAACCCAAGTACTGGGAACTGGTCAATACTGGGTTTTTAAAAATCCTGTAGATGCAACAATGTTTAGATTAACATGGCTGTAAGTAATCTAGAAAAACAAATTTTAGATGATATAGTCAAAGGTCTGCAGAAAGCAATTGACAATGATATTATGAATGATATTATGAGAACACTGTTTGGAGAAACATACGAATTGAACATCAGTACAGGTACAGTATCTGGGACGCAGTATCAGACTGCTATGCCTAGTTGGACGCCGTCAAGACACGGTTGGCATAATCCAGAATGGAATGAAATGATAGAGTGGTGTGTAAAGATGTTTGGACCAACTGCCAAGGACGGAGTCTGGACTCCCGATGAACGTTGGTACGCTAACAATGCTAAATTTTGGTTCCGCGATGAAGCGGATTTGTTAATGTTTGTTTTGAGGTGGTCATGAGATACAAAGTAACTCTAGTACATACACAGGGTTGGGAACCAAGAGATTGGGCTAGAGAACATTGCCTAAGTTATCTTTCTTGCACCCTACACGGAATTTTTGGTGACGGAGCCAAACTCTTTATGGACTATCATTTCAATGAAGAGAAAGATTTAACAATGTTTTTATTAAGGTGGTCATAATGGCAACAGCTCCCAGTATCAGTAGTATTGTTGGTGGATTAAACATAGGTTCAGATCACGAACTGCGTCCTATGAAAACTGGTAAGGCCAAAGGTCTGGGTATGGAATATACCTGGGTTGAAATTGCTCGAACAGAATCTACTCCTTTGGATATTAATGAACAAGCTCAGACATGGTGCCGAGAACGATTTGGCCGTGCCGGTGTTCGCTGGTTTGAAAAGAAAGATAAGTTTTATTTTAAAAACGAAAAAGACTTGACTATGTTTTTGCTGATGTGGTCATGAGAGATCTAACAGATATATGGTTTGTTGCTAGTGTACCTGCACCTATTGAAGACCGTGTAAGCAAACATGTTTACCAAGGATGGTCGCCCTGTATGTGGTGGTGTGCCGAACATTTCGAATCACAGAATTGGCGTTTTGTTGGAGAAGGGGTATTTGAGTTTAGAAGATCCGAAGATCATTTGATGTTCATATTAAGGTGGGCATAATGGAACTCGAACACGAATACCACGGAATTGAAGTAACTAGATTTAACCAAAAATTAATCGATCATTTGGAAAACAAGTACGGCCCTCCGGGCGACCGTTGGTTTTGCCGAGTAGGAACCTGGACTTCAACTATATACTTTAAAGATCCTAAAGATCACCTAATGACCCTGCTGGAATTAGCGTAACATAATAGTAATATGAAAATCAATAAATACTGCTATAATGAAACCAACAATAGCATTGTTTATTCAAGATCCTAAATGTTCGATCCAGTGTGGGAATGGAATGATGCAAGCCCTTGGGCAACACTATAATTTCAAAATCTTTTCTAAAAACGAAGTTGAACGGGTGTTTTTTGATGATGTGGATATAGTGGCATTTCCGGGCGGAATAGGCGATAGCGATAGTTGGCACAAGATATTAAAACCTAATAAAAAGAGAGTAGTAGAGTTCTTGCAAAATGGTGGCCGATACTTAGGAATCTGTATGGGCGCTTATTGGGCAGGATCGAACTACTTTAATATTCTAAAAGATGTAGATGCTGTACAATACCTAAAACGTCCCGGCACAGACACCCGCAGACCACACGCTAAAAGCATAGCCATAAACTGGCAAGGTAATCCTATGAATATGTTTTGGTATGACGGCTGTGCTTTAGTAGGCAATAACACTAAATTTGAAACTGTGGCAACTTATGCCAATGGTGATGCTATGGCGATATTCCAAAATCGAATTGGCATAATAGGATGCCACCCTGAAAGCGAAAAGTTTTGGTATGATAGTTATTCATGGTTACACGGCAAGTATCACAATGGACGCCATCACCAGTTGTTGATTGATTTTACCAATCAACTAATGGATCGTTGACATAAACAGCGTTTTCCTGTATAATTAGTTATTGAAACATTTGTTGGAGTTTTTAAATGGGTACTCAAACTGATTACTTTAATGAAAAAGGCTACAAACCTACTTACTTCATAGGAGATCGCGTATTCGGACGTTGGAATAATATTCCGTTTATTGGCAGTGTTGGTAACGACACAATAATCAGCGAAATTGAAGGTCCTCGTATTTCAGTTATGCCCGATCTACCAATTAGATATGAAGGTAAAACACACAATATTATCATTGTAAAACACAAACAGATTAACAAACTAAAGGAATTTTAAATGAGTATGGAATCCGCAGCCGTTTTTATGTCAGCCAGTATTCTTATAACTATCGGAGTTGTAGTTATAGTAATGGGTATAATCATTATTAACAATCTATTTGATAGATATTGGAAACCTGTTAAAATGTTCAAATATGAATATAAGCCTGTGTACTACCGGCAAGATGAGCCAGTTGCTGAAGTTGATAAAACTGTTGAACCCAAGATGGAAGAGCCTACTCCTAAGAAATGAAATGGAGTGATATTCTAATTGTTGGGGATAGTTTTTGCAGTGCTAGATCAGAGCCTTGGCATTGGCCTCAAATTTTTACTTCTAACCTAACAGATATGGAATTCAATGGAACTGCTCGAGGAAAAGGATTTAACGGAGCAAGTTGGTGGAGTTCACGAAAACTTATACTTCAAGAACTGAAACGTTCAACCCCTAAGATTGCAGTATTTTTTCACACTGAGCCATTAAGGATACCCCATGATCGAGATTGGGGAATTAATTATCGCAGTGTAGAATTAAAAACTGTGCATCAAACTGATGTAACAGACATTCCCATGTCTGAAGATTTTGCCCAAGCTGGGCGTCTGTATTACGAACAGTTAATATCTTTAGAATTTCATGAATGGGCAGTGCATCAATGGTTTTTAGAACTTGATAGTTTGATCAGTCCTATAGAAAAAGTCATTCACGCATATTGTTTTAATGGAAAGTATACCAACTACACTTTTCAGCAGGGAGTTACACTAGCACATCCTATGATAAACTACCAACAAAAAACTCCAATGTTTAAAAAGAATAACGATGTTGAAGCCAATCATTTTACTCCGCTGATTAATAAAAATTTTGCATTGGCACTAATAGAGATTATTAAGAATTATCCGGGTAATGGTGTAAGAATCAATAATGCTGTAATTTAAATGTATTTTAAAAAATTAGATTTATTGATCCCTAAAATTGATTACGAAAGATTAAAAGGACGTCCATACGAAGGTTACGGAGAAACTTTTAGACAATTTTTGATAAAGGATCCTTTTTATCTACATTCGTTAATTAAAAATAAAATTAAATTTAAAATAAGACCCGATCATATTTTTTGTATTGAGATAAGCGAATACGGCGCCGAGCCACATAAAGATCCGTGTTTGACTGTTCTTAATTTTTATGTGGATACTGCGGATTATACTACTATTTTTTGGAAACCTAGAACAGATATTGAAGAGACAATAATTCCTGGAATGAATGATGATGATCACATAATTAGAGCGTACCAATTAAACGAGCTTGACCCAGTTGAAACGTTCAAGGCTAAAGATGGCGATGCTTATCTGTTAAATGTTAACGAAATTCATTCAGCCTCTGATCCTATTAGTAATAACAATACAAGAAAAATTATAAGATGGATGTGGGATACTGTTGATTTTGAAACTGTGTTAAATAGTATCAAAATTCTTGACAACTCTTAAAATATCTTGTATAAATAAACATGTAGGACGCCGTTAGGGTTTTACAAAGGGCATATTGCCCAAAAACGTTCTTGCTTAATAAAGGAGAAAACTATGAACGCTATAACTCGCTTTGACACTCAGTCTCTAAACAGAGCACTTATTGGTTTTGATCAGCTATTCAACAATGTTGAAAGACGCTTTGCAAACCAAGTCCAAAACAACTATCCCCCATACAATGTACTAAAACACGATGAAAATCATTTTGAGATTGAAATTGCTGTGGCAGGCTTTGAAAAAGAGGATATCACAATCGAAGTTGATCAAGATCAATTGATCATCAAAGGGCAACGATTAAAGGATGAAGATGCTGACAAGTATCTACACCGTGGACTAGCTGCCCGTGATTTCGAGCGTAGTTGGACACTAGCTGAGTACATGGAAGTGGGCGATGCAGAGTTGACAAACGGTATTTTAAGTGTTAAACTAACACGTATAGTACCTGAAGCACTCAAGCCTCGTTTGATTGCCATTAAGTAAAACATAGGGGCTACGGCCCCTATCAAAAGGTTAAATACCAGAAAGAGACGATCAATGGCAGAAACTAAAGTTAAAGACGACGTAGAAATTGACGAAGAGCTGATGATGCCCAGTCGATATAAAGTTGTGTTGGTCAACGACAATACTACTCCTGTAGATTTTGTTATTGCATTACTGATGCACGTTTTCAAACACACTGAAGAACGAGCTAAAGAAATTACCCTAGAAGTTCACAATGAAGGAGCCGGAGTTGCCGGTATATTCCCTTATGAAATTGCTGAACAAAAAGGTGTGGAAAGTACACTGTTAGCACGACAAAACGGATGGCCGCTGGTCATCAGAGTAGAGGAAGAATGAGCTTAAAAGATCTTACTTGGGACAAACATCAAGCCGCAGAAGCCACAGATTTTATGAAGTCTGTATTCAAAAAGAAAATGCCCATTAGTGTATGGGCAGACTACACATACAATAAAATGCTATGGTACGGTGCAATTGAAACCAAAGCCAGTGCAGAAGGTTACTTAGACGACCTACCAGGCATTCAACGTGCCTACTTTCTTTATCAAGACTCTAAAGAATTGTTAAACGGTGAGTTCCCTCGATTCCGACAAACAGCAATTGATTATCACAGATATATTTTAGATCTTCCTCCAGGCCAAGTACTGGCACATTTATATGTGTGGCACATGGGTGACTTGTTTGGCGGACAGATGATCAAGAAAATCCTTCCACCACCGCACCGTAATTTAGATTTTAAAGATGTTGATTCATTAAAGGCCGCAATGCGTCCTAAACTTGATGACAGTCTAGGCGAAGAAGCCAACATTGCCTTTGACTGGGCAATCAAAATAATGGATTCATACAAAGATGAGCTTGGTCTGGAACACACTGATTGACATTCAACAGGAGTTTGAACGTCAGTTTAATCAAACAGGTCTTGAAATACAAGAGCCCGGCTTAGAAAGATTTAATTGGTATAACAAAGTCTGGACTAGTGATAGATACCGTCGTGCTCATATTGATGTAGTAGATGCACGTGAGACCAAGGGGCTTTGGATGATGCACTGTTGTGTGTTCCCCCACTTAAACAACCCTGCTCCTATATTTGGTTTTGATGTCGTAGCTGGCAAAAATAAAATTACTGGTTGTTTTCATGACTTTAGTCCTGCTGGCGATATTGAACATCCTTTGATCGAATGGTTTGCTGGAGAGGCAGTAAAGCTACAGTGGAACAAGATACGCAAATTGCCAGATTGGGCAGAACGTATCTTTACTGAAAGCATGATATCTGCGGGTAATGTCAGTGACCCGGCTGAATTAACACAGATTTCTTTACTAGCAAAAAACAATCTTGCACACTATCTAAACACAGTTTCGGATACCAACGGTCACAGCGTTGATGTTTCTCGTAATCAAAACTATTACTGTGACAACCAACAGAAAAATCCCCACACACCCAAGGTAATGACTGCCTTGGGATTAAACGAAGAAGATGTACGTGTGTTTATACAAGATTGCCTGTTTCCTAAAATAGGAATCAAGCATGAGTAATGTCTGGGACCAAATGAGAGACTGTGCAGCGACCATGCAGTCCATGATGGAAGCAGCAGGTCATAGACATCACGACGCCAGTTTAGATCAATACGATTGGGAAAATCATATCTACCACAGTGATCGGTATCGTAGAGGACATGTAGAAGTTGTTGACAAAACAGCCAGTCACGGCATTTATATTTTACATGCTACTATCTTTGCTCACACAGATGATGCTAGTCCTGTATGGGGGTTTGATGCTGTATGTGGGAAAAGCAAAATAACAGGCGCCTTTCACGATTTTAGTCTTGTAACGCCCAATCATTATATGTGGCAGTGGTTCCGTGATCAGGTCAAAGATATCACATGGAACAAACAGCGTGAACTGCCTGAATGGGCTCGTAATATATTCAGTCCTGCAATGGTGGCTGCAGGTAATATCAGCGAACAGCACGAGCTTGATAATATCACAGAATTAGGTATAAAAACACTGGAATATTATTTGTCCAACGTAGGGGATAGGATTGTTGGACAAAACTTCAAAGAACAGCAGAATTATTACTGTAAAAATCAAAAGTTAAACCCGCACGTATATCGCAGTATGATTGCTATGGGTGTAGAAGAAGCTGTAATTAAACAGTTTGTAGAAAAAGTCTTGTTCCCAGAACTAGCATAAATATCTCTATGAGAGCACGTGAATTTATTACTGAATCAAAATCATTACTACTTGAAAAATTAATGGGTGGTAATGACTGGTATGGTCCGAGATCTGACCAATATGTACTTCCTTTTCTTGATAACATTGGCGATGGTAAAGATCCTGGACAAGTTTATGCATTTAATATAGGATTTAGATCTGCAAATAAAGCCAAAGGAATCCCAAAATCACCGGGAGAAAACTTTCTAGGTACAATTGCTGACCCGGTTATATTAAAAAGAGATATCCGACGTGCAATAAAAACCGGCGATTGGAAAAACATTGTATTTTCGGTTAACGTTGTTAATAACGATACTTACGAACCAACAGGTGAGACTGTTGACAATTTAAGACTCACTAACATTTACAAAGATGAAAAGATCAAAGGTGAACTGAAACCTAACATGGGTAATGTGTCAGAAGCCTTGTTAGGCTGTGCAGTTGCCGCTAAATTTGTTAAAATCGGCGGTATAGTAACCGAAAAAGATCTAGTAGACATGGGTAGACAACTAGCTCAAAATAAAGGAGTTATTCGGGTACAGGCAGGTAAAGACACTCTTGAGTTCAAAGTTACTATTCCTTTTATGGATAGAAAAGCCTTTTATGCATGGTTAGGGGAAGATAGCAGAGGTAAGACTCTTCAAGACTATAATATACCTGCTGAGTCAGTAGGCCTAATTGAACGCAGAGCAAAAATTGCTGTTGAATATGCAAATACTTCTAAACGTGTTGCAGGTGCTGTTCAAGCAGCTCAGGATGATCCGGGCAATAATAAAGTAGACGTTATCAGTGACGGCGGAGAAAAAGAAAATCAAAGCACAACTAAGGTTGATTTGAAGATTTTGATTGATGGGCAACCTATGGCCAAACGATTATTAAGTGTTAAGGCAGGTAACGTTGCCCAATTTGGACAAGTTACCGGAGTTAACTTTGAACACGCACAAGAATTCTTTAATGGTGTAGGAGTGACCCTTCCAGAAAACTTAAGAAAGTATTTTTACGATATTCCTCCTAATTCTCGAAATGTTAGAGATAAAAAGGAATACAATTTCAATAATGGATTTGCACTAGTTTTCCAAAATGGTTTCAAACAACTCAAAGCTAGAGCAGCAAGTGATCAAGCAGGCCTAGTTGAAGATGTATATCAAGGATTATTGTATCATCTAACTAGAAAAGAAGAAGGTGTTGAAATGGTTATCTTAGATCCTGATGACAAGAAGGCCTTCCGTGAATTAAGTTTTGGTCCAGAATTTGAACAAGCACTACGACAGTTACAACTTGTGGTAACTGAGTCAAGCAGAGATAAAGGATATAATATTTCAATATATGGATTTCCTGTAGGTAGCATTGCTAAGAAATATATTCCAAGTAGAAAAGATGCCGATAGTAAGTTAGTTGATTTATCATCTCAATTTAAAGATGGTTCAATTAGAAATATGTTAGGTATGGGATCATTACTAAAAAATATTGCAGATATTGAAAACTATATTGAACAACAGGACGATCAGCAGCCACAACAACAAGCACCTGTTGCAACTAAAAAACCTGTGCAGCAACAACCAGTCCAGTCACCAGGATTAGTCAACAAGCAAAAGCCAATGGCAACCAGCAAGGTTCCAATGGCGCAGCCTAAATCTACAAAGCCAATTATTCCTGTTGCTCCGGGGATTACAAACCAGGAATAACTCAAATGAATAATAAATATCATTATGAGCTGGTTTAAAAGAAGTCCCCGAACCAAAGAACCTATTAAACATACTCCACCCCATCGTTCTAGTCCTGCTTCAGAAAAAATGTTAGATGAAGCAAAGAAAACAGGACCAGACAAAAAATCCTCCAAGAAAAAAGACAATCAGTAATATCACACGTTAACTTACTAACATTTTAAATTAAATAATTTTAGGTTAATGAGGAACGCATGAATACTGATGAAAACATTCAACAAAATATTATTGGGTATGGCTGCGGTTACAACTGTACTTGCCCCATTGGCTCCAAAAAACTTTAGCCTCAACATAAACTTAGAATCACCAGCCCCTCAACAGACAAAGGAACGTGGGTACACCAGTACAGACACTCAATGTGATTTAAGCTACACAACTGTTACAGACACAGGTATGCAGGTTTGTGAATACCATTGCCGTAATTCTAAAAAGCTAGCTGTGTTCAAAACGTTTCGATCTAATGCTGCAATTTGCCCTGCAACAACTACAGAAAAAATCAAGGAATATCAGTAATGAAACCCGTTGGATGGACCACATTACTATTGACCTTTTATGTGCTTACGTTTTTACCAGTTACTTTATACACCTTATACTATTACACAACCTTGTTTTTCCTTGGTAAATAACTGTTTAAGGAGCCATTATGCAGAAACTAATGATGGCGTTCCTATTCTGCCTAGCAGGCTCTATAGTACACGCCCAGGAGATTATTGATTTAACTAAACCAATGAAATGTTCAGATGCACAATCAGTGATGGACTATTTTGTTGGCATTCATAAAGAAACACCAGTCTGGGTTGGAAAATCAGTACATAACACTTATATCACATTGTTGATGAACAAAGAAACACGTTCATGGACCATGATAGAATATGATGTTAGACTAGCATGTGTATTGGGTGCCGGTGAAGAGAAGTCTGGCAGCAGTCCTGAAATTTAAATATGAAATTTTTAATAGAACTATATCAAAAGATAACTAGTGATTACAAACTCAAGAAGCGACTCAAAGAGTTGAGGAAACGTGATCCATTTATCTACAAATGAAAATATTAGGAATTAATGCTCTGAATCATGACGCCAGTGTAGCTGTGCTCGACGGTACAGTACTAATGCATGAACGTGCCAGTAAGTATTCTGGTATGCCAAATGATCACTATCTTAATCAACAACTGGTCGATCATGCTTTAAGTTTTGGACGGCCCGATGCGATTGCTTATTATGAACAACCGTGGATTAAAAAATCAAGACAGTTGTATGCAGGACAATTCAAAGAAGCATTCGATATTTCAAATATTCCTAGTTTATATCTAAAACAGTTTGGACTCGCTAACATACCTATCAAGTATGTTCCACATCATGCCAGTCATGCTGGCTGTGCATACACTGGCCCTTTCAACAAAGCTGCGGTTATAGTAGTAGATGCAATTGGAGAATGGGACACTGTTAGCATTTGGAAATTTGACGGCAAACTAGAAAAAGTATATAATAGAACTTACCCCTACAGTTTAGGATTGTTTTATTCTGCATTCACTGAACTAGTGGGTCTTGTTCCTACTCAAGACGAAAATGCTTTTATGAAATTAAGTCAATTGGGCGACCCTAAGATGTATTATCAACGTGTGATGTCATACATTAATAAAAATTTACATCGGGGTATTTGGGACTGGGATGTTGACATTAACAATACATCTGAGATACAAAATATTTCTGCCGCAGTGCAACAAGTGTTTGAAGAACAGTTAGAATATATATTTAGAATTGCTAGATTTGAATCTAGTAATGCAATATTCACAGGCGGATGTGCATATAACAAAGTATCACATGGGCTTTTAGCAAAGATATTTAATGCATATTGGATTCCTAAGAATCCCGGCGATGCTGGATCAAGCCTAGGTGCAGCCTACTATATAAAGAATTTATAAGATGGCAAATGTTATACTATGGAATTCAACTCCAGAAGATAAAGATTGGCAACAGACTATAGATAATCAATCTTTGTTAGTACCGAGAGTATTTCGACCTCTGGGTCCGCATCAATTAGCCACGTGGCTAAGGAATCATGGCTACACTGTAAAAGTAATTGATTTTTGTAATTATATGACTGTAGATCAACTATTACAGATTACAGAAAAATACATCGACTCTTCTACACTAGCAATAGGAGTTAGTACTACTTTCTGGCCAACGGGCACTAGAGTTTTATCAGTTAATAATCCTAAACAGATCTATGATGTGCCGCAGTGGGTAGAATCTGCAAGAAAAAGAATTGAAAGCAAGTTTACAAATATCAAATGGTGCCTAGGAGGTGCTAGGACATTTTATTATCAGAATAGATCTGAGTGGCAGTGTTTCAGTGGTGATGCTGAAGACTCATTATTAAAATGGGTTGATGAGATTTCAGGCAAAAAAATAGTCAGACCACTGTTTGATATAAAAGAAGCATCATCACATTTTGTAGAAGATGATCATATACAACCGCAAGAAGTAATACCAATAGAGTTAGGACGTGGTTGTATGTTTAAGTGTAAATTTTGTTCTTTTGACAAACTAGGTAAGAAACCAGGAACCTATTTAAAAAATTATCATCGAGTCTATCAAGAAATACTAGACCACCATAACAAATGGGGAACTACTCGATTTGTCTATGTTGATGATACAGTTAACGAAAGCGAAGAAAAAATTCAAGCACTGGCAGATATAGCACTTAGTGTCCCTTTTAAATTAGAATGGGTGGGTTTTATACGTGCAGATTTAATTTGGTCCAAACCACAAACAGCTAAATTATTAAAAGAAAGTGGATTAAGATCTGCATCAATTGGCATCGAGAGTTTTGAAAGAAAATCAAGTCAGTTGATTGGCAAAGGGTGGAGTGGAAAACATGCCAAAGATTGGCTGCTGGAAAAAAGAGCAGAATGGGGAGACGATGTTAACTGGTATCTTAGCTTAATTGTAGGTATTCCGGGTCAGACATTTAAACAATTAAATGACGACTGCGATTGGTTAATAAACAACGATATGCATAGTTGGAGTTTTCTTCCTTTATATATCATGTCTGATCATCAACAGATTGAGGGTAGCTGGATGAGTGAATTTACAAGAAACTACAATCAATATGGTTTTCACTTTCCTGATCCTAATAGGGCATGGTATTGGGAAAACGGCAAATGGAACTTTGACGTTGCGTTAGAAGTAAGTAGATTGTTAAATGAAAAAGGCTTTAAGTATACAAAATCGACAAGTTTTCAAATGGCCGAAACAGCTACTCATGGATTTGAATTTGATGAACTAATGAATCTAAAATGGAGTGATTATCCCTGGAAAAGAGTTTATAAATCAGCTACAACATTTATCGACAAATATATCAAATTAAATTTACAATAAATAGATCATGGCAAATTTTATTATATGGGCTACTCCGGGTACTGCTGAAGTTGTAAGATCTCACTATAGGAATCTTGTAAAAGCCAAAGAAAGACCTTCTCATACTTACCAAAGTTTTATTTGGCATACAGACAAACAAATTGATCCTAAAGAGGCTATACCTCCAAGATGGTGCAGGACTCTAGGTCCTTATCAGCTTGCAAGTTGGTTAAGAGGACACGGTTATACTGTAAAAATTATTGACTTCTGTTTGTTCATGACTACAGATCAATTGGTGAGAATTACCGAAAAACACATTGATAATGATACTTTGGCTATTGGGGCTAGTACTTCTTTTTGGCAAATGTTTGAAACCGTGCCTCAATGGGCTATCGATGCTAGAATACATATTAACAAAAAATTTAAAAATATTAAATGGTGCCTTGGTGGTCACGGTGCTAATAGATTTCAATTGCAAGGTTGGGAAGTCCTTCAAGGAGAGGGTGAAAATGTAGTTTTAAGATGGCTGGACGAATTAGCAGGTAAAAAAATGTTTAGACAGCCTTTTGATATTAAAGAAACCTCAAATGCATTCATGCCAGATGATTTTATTCAACCTTATGAATTTATCCCCGTAGAACTTGGGCGAGGTTGTAAGTTTAAATGTAAATTTTGTCAATTCCCAAACATAGGTAAAAAACCAGGAACTTATTTAAAAAATTATGAATGTTTATACAGAGAAATACTAGACCACCATAACAAATGGGGTACTACTAGATTTTATTATACTGACGATACTGTTAACGAAAGCGAAGAAAAAATTCAAGCATTGGTAGATATAGCACAACGAGTGCCATTTAAACTAGAATGGATCGGCTATAATAGGATAGATTTAATTTGGTCAAAACCGCACACTGCTGAATTATTAAAAGAAAGTGGACTACGATCTGCTTTCTTTGGCATTGAAAGTTTTGAAAGAAAATCAAGTCTATTAATAGGTAGAGGATGGAGCGGCCTACATGCTAAAGATTGGTTACTTGAACTAAAAGACATTTGGAAAGACCAAATAAATTGGTCAGTGGCCACTATTGTGGGAGTACCAGGCCAGACTCCTGAACAACTAATAAACGATTGTGACTGGATGATAGAAAATAAAATGTATTCGTGTACAATGCATGCCTTGCATATTAATCCGTCAAATACAAGTTTAATGGCATCCCAAAGTGAATTTGAAAGAAATTATCAAGAATATGGTTTTCAATTCCCTGACCCGGCACGTCCCTGGTATTGGGAAAATGGTTTTTGGAATTATGATAAAGCTCTAGCAATGACAGACCTTCTTTTAAGTAAAACTACTAAGCATCAAAAATTGGCTTCGTGGGAACTGGGAGAATATGCATCATTGGGCTATAGTGTAGATGAATTAATTAATGTAGATCAAATAAAATTGTTGCATGATCAAGAAATTTTTACAAAATCTTGGAATTTTATTGAAAACTATGTTACAAAAAATTTATTGTAATAATAGTGTAATTATTATTTGTTTAAATAATTTGTTGGCTTAATTATTAGAGTTAAATACTCTCAACGGTTGACTTATTACAATAATATCGTTTATAATAATCATTAAAGTAATTTCATTATTAACACACAAGGAGACAATAAATGAAAAAATTAGTTATTGCGGCAGCTTTGCTGATCGCAGGGTATGCACAAGCCCAGAATGTACAGTTGTACGGTGTTGCAGGAGCAGGTATTGTTAGTGGTAGTGGTTTCACTTCCAGCAACAGTGACTTCACTGGCATGGGTGAACAACTACACAACAGCAACCGTTTTGGTATCAAAGGCGTTGAAGACATAGGTGGTGGCTTGACAGCTAAATTTACCTTGGAAGGTAACTATAGTCTACGTACTGGTGCAGTTGGTAAAGACTCTGGCGGTACAGGAGCAGCAGGTACAACAATGTTTGATCGTGAAGCTAACATGGCATTAGCCGGTGACTTTGGTCAAGTTCAATTGGGCCGTGGCAAGAATTTTTTGTATCAAGTTGCTGACGAATTTGACTCACGTGGTAACTGGAACTTTGGTGGTTTGAAATCAGCTGCTCGTTACGCTGGGTTCTACTCAGGTTCGGGTGTATCACGTTTTGACAACATGGTTCGTTACACATCACCTAGCTTTGGCGGTTTGACATTTGATGGTGCCTATAGCTTTGGTAATCAGCCAGGCGACCAATCATACAAGACTAGCCATAACGTTGGCGTTCGTTACACAACAGGCCCATTGGATATTGCCTATACACACGAACAGGCTCGTTTGAGCACTGCTGTAGTCAGTGAAGAAATTGATCTAGTAGCAGTCAAGTATGCTGTCAATCCAAAGTTGGTTGTAAATGCAGGTTATGCTATTACACGTAACCCAACAGCACAGACCACATACTACTCAAGCTCAAGCAAGGCAGATGGTAAGACAGATGCTAACACTTACTTCCTAGGTGCCAAGTACAAAGTTACTGATGCTCTAGGCGTTAACGCAGGTTACTACAGCGTTCAAGATCGAATTACTGCTGGTAAAGACACTGTCAAAATGACAGCAGTTGGTGTTACCTATGCTTTCAGCAAGCGTACAGAAGTATTTGCTGACTATGTAGTTGCAGACCGTGCTAGCGGTGCAGTAAGCCCATTCACAGTATATGACCGTTGGGTTCCAGATGCAGGTGGTACAACATACAGCGACAGCAAATACAAACAAAATGCTATTGCAGTCGGTATTCAACACCGCTTCTAATAGTTAAATCGGCCGCAACGATGGAGCGGTGCTGGACCTCGTAACCAGCAGTAGGAACTTAGGTTCCTATTTTTACGGCTAAATAATTGTCAAGGAGGACACAACCATGAAACAGAAAAAGCTATTGGCTAAACTGTACAGGGCTTGCGTCGACCATGATACAGAAACGGTTTCCGAACTGCGTAAAAAAGAGTTCGCTAAGATACTGAAACACAAGGCCGAAGGCAAATCATTTACACGTAAATGGGTTTTGGTACAAGTTTAACACACACTAGGGCTACTCAGGTAGCCCTTTCTTTTGGCTAAATACACGATATAAACATACTCTGCTTCTAGCAAACTCATTGTATGTCCAACAAGGACTAAACAATGACTATTAGAAAACTCGTAAGTAAAGCAGTAGCGGGCACCGTGGGTACGTATGTGGGTCGAGCAGGTGAAATATCCTTTGACCCTGTGCTAGGGGCACTTAAACTATCCGATGGCATATCGCCGGGTGGTGTAGCAATTACACAGCCTACCGTACCCATCCTATCAGATAATCGTTGGTATGTTGACTCCAGTAGAACAGACATAAATCCTGTGTCAGCAACTGGTAATTTCGCAAATCCATTCCTCAGCATAACTGCCGCACTGGTCTATATTGAAGCAAGAATTGCTGACGGCAGTTTGGTCCTAAACATTTCAGGCGCCGTTGTTGATAACCCACAGTTCATTATTCTAAGGAGTTCAACTACAGAAAATGTGGCACTAACTCGTGGTAATATTTTTATTATAGGTGATACTCCAGATGCTGGACACGTACCCATCTGGATCAACGGATAC